ACTCCAAAACTAATCTTTCATCCATAACGAAAGACACCGGTCTAGGGATTTCCAACAACTTAATGTTGAGAAAACCTGTTGAACGGATTATTCGTAAACTAGGCAGTCGATTCATTAGAAAACCATTGATGAAATCAAATGTTTTTCTCGATGGAGATTGCAAGATTATTGATAATAGAGCGAAAAGAAAATTTTCTTTTGAGCCCCATTATAAATGGTCTATGAAATCTTCACCAAATGGAATCAGCTTCTTCTCACTACTCAATGATATAGTAGCGATCAGAATAGACGGATCAATGTTCAAGCTAATTGAATGGGCTAACACCTATTATGATGCTAACACCGTAACTAACTGGTTCGATGAGGCCATAGGCTTCTATGAGGATTTACGTGTCCCTGAATCACCTGTTTTCACAGGAAAGATTTCAGCAACACAAGAACCTGGGAAGTTAAAACCCAGAATCTTTGCCATTGTGGACACGATCACACAAACACTATTATCTGATTTTCATGACGACCTAATGGCGTTGTTAAAAACAATACCAGAAGATTGTACATTTAATCATGATAAAGTGAGTGAGGTCGCATTCCAGTATCACCAAACTAGTAAACCGTTTTACGGCTATGCTGATTTGAGTGATGCAACGGATTCAATCCCGACGAGTTTCTATGTCAACATAGGAAATCTTCTCCGACCAAACCTTGGGACGAAATGGGTGGCACTGTTCGGCCGCAAATTTCATCTAAGTAAGTCTGTCAAATCTCACATGGATAAAGAAACAATCCAGGAGCTTGGGGATTCTGTTACCTATAACACAGGACAGCCAATGGGTGCATTGTCAAGTTGGCCTTTTATGGCCCTCTTACAACACATCCTTGTCTGGAATGCATTTGGTAGCAGATCCAAAGCCAAAGGAAAATATCTTGTCCTTGGAGATGACATCGTCATCTTTGATGAGATAGCTTACAACAAGTACCTGTCTTACCTTGATCAACTTAGAGTTCCGTATACCAATGATTTTTCAAACATTGGATTTGAGTTCGCTAAGCGTTATTTCTTAAATGGTAAAGAGATAACAGGTGCATACTTATCAGCATTATATGCTAATAGGAATGACCCCTATATCTTTTCTATCACTTACAGAAATCTCATTGACCGCGGTTACAACATAAACCCGAGTCTTCCTCGATCCTTCCAGAGATACTTAAAAGTATCTCCAAAGAGGGTTAAGGAGATCAACTTGATCATGCTTGTCCCTTTCGGTACGAGCATCTCGCCTAGATGTGGCTACAGATTTCTCTGTCACATCCTGGGCAGATCTTGGTGTCACAGCCAATTCAAGACAATATCAGATGAGCATGTGAAAGTGCTTACTGATTTGGCTCGAGTGGTGATGCGACAACAAATGACCAGTGAGATCACGGAGTACAAGAGGATAATTCCTCAAGTAGTGTCCGATTTTGAATTGTACTTTGACAAATACAATCCAGAGTTGATTGACCAATGTCCCGTCTCCGTAGAAAGAGTTAAAGATGTATTCCAAGAGTCCCGTCAGTACAGTATTCGCAGTCTTGAAAAAGACTACAAAGATCTGTTTCTGACAGGAGTCATGGGTACCCGTGAGGCCTTGAGACCTAAGCTGCCTGATATCCCTTATAGGATCGATTTTTCCTATGAGAGAGACAAGGTACGAAGGATAATCAAGTACCGTTATAGATACCACCTCAACCTAATTTCATATCTTACGTCGTAATAATTAGATCTTTATTAGAGGCTTAAAAGCGGTAATAAATATCATTTACTATGATAACTAGATGAGAATTGTGTTCCCATTAGTGACTCACAATAGAATGACCTTATGACCGGCTTAAGAGCAGTTATAAAGTTTTCTCTATGCTGAGAACCTCTAATTTTGAACATAAGGGTTAGGATGCGCGCGTCATTTCATAAGATGACAAATACGCTGGGTTGTCACTATGTTAAATCATAGGACACCGACGGCGGGATCCCCTGTAAAAGGG